TTCACTTTTGATTTTAATTTTATCGACAATAATAACATTTATAGAAGCAATAAGATTAACAATAGTGAATTATGATACACAATACAAAGAATCACAAATATCGAAGTATATATCACATGAAACGATATCTTTAATTATAGGTATCTTATCTTTATGTTTGAGTACTATTTTAACAATCCTTAGTTCAATTGTTAAATTTAAGAATTATAAAGAAAATATGGATAAACTTAAAAACATTCATGACACGTTATTTAGATATAAAACCTTATATGATAAACAAAAAGAATTAATTAAATTTTTTGCATTATCTAATAATCTTAATGATGAGTTATATGAGAAATTAACGGAAACAATTGAAGGTTATAATAACGAAATAAAAGAAATAAGCATTTTTGAAAATATAAGAACAGCTGATATCATTAAGTTCAATAAAATCAAAGTTGAACATGATATAAAACTACAACAAATGGCAAATAAAAGAGAAATAGAATTATTAAAATTAAGTATTGATACAACACGAGAAAAATGTAAATATGAACATCTAAAATCTTCCATTATAGATGAATATAAAAATAAAAGTAAAGAGAATGATATTAATTCAAAAACAGTCAAATGTTTTAATCTTTTTTAATTAGAATAAGCTAAACCACCCATACCTGAAAGGATACGAAGAACGTTGTAATTGACGGTATAAATGGAAACATTGCCAGCAACAGTTGAAGATAATGATAATATAGCAGTATCTATACGAGACATATTTAAAGTTCCTGATGGTTGATGTTCTTCTGGTTTTATAGCAAAAGAATAAACATTAATACCCTTACGGAAAAGGTCAGGGGTATTATCATGATGTTGATATGGTTGAACTAATGAGAAATAACTTCCATCGCGTTCAGCAAAACGGTCATTGCCGTTTAATTGTATCTTGGCACTACGAGTGGGGTTTTCACCTAAGAAGACGTTATTATCAGTACGGTCACTGAAATTGTTCCAGTAAGTAGTAGCATCGCTTCTCTTTATTACCCATACTAATTCCTTGCAAGGATGATTGAAATTCATTCGTATGCTCTTTAAGTTGGTACTATTGGTAATGGTATCACTGCCAGTGAATTGTAATTGTTCAATGAGATACTCATGAGATAATTGAGCAAATCGGCGTCGTTCATCAGTATCAAGGAAAATGTAATCAACCCATAAAGAAATATCGCTGATAACAAGATTAGAAGCACCACCGCCGCCTAATGCACTATTTCTTAAACCTTGATTTCCGACAGCTGTTCCAGTTGAACCAATTAAACTAAATGCACGGTCGGTGTAATTAGCACCAGTATCAACAAGATTTGAGGCTGACTCAAATTCTATGTTAATCTTGACTTCATGATATTGAAGAGCAATTAAAGGAAGAGCAAGGCCAACATTGCGACAGAACCAGAATTCAAGAGGTACATTTACGGTATATGATTGCTTAGCGCCTAAGTAAATGGAATGGTTATAACGGTCAGCACCTACCATATAATAATAACCATCACGCTTTCCATATGGTAATGATAATTCATTCCATATGTATAACCATTCAGCATAATGTTTGTCAATACGTTGAGAACCAATGTCAAGTTCAATTGTTTTTAAAAGTCTTAAACCAAAATAAGGCACTAACGCAATACCATTATTTTCATTAGCGGCAGTTCCTTGTAATGCACTATTATTAGTTAATTTAGCAGATAAATAAATACGATTAATTAAATCGCCGTTTCTTGTTATTTGACATGTCACACGTGATCCAAAAGTAGCTGCACCATTAAAAGTTTGTTCTATCGCTTCCATAGCGAAATTGGTATGACGACGATAGGCAACCTTGAAGAAAGTAATTTGGGGATTACCAGTTAAATAAACATCCTGAGCACCATAAGCAACAAGTTGAAGAAGACCACCACCCATTTATGCTATATTCTTTATACTATAATAGGAGAAAAAAAAAGTAATATTAAAATGCTTATTTAATTGGAATAAGCTAAACCGCCCATACCTGAAAGAATACGAAGAACGTTATAATTTGTAGCATATACAAATAAAGTTGATTTGGTATTGTCATAAGTAACAACATCAACAGGAGCACCACCTCCTTTGGTAAATTTGCCAACATTTAAGTTTAAGATAGCAGTATCAATACGAGACATATTTAAAGTTCCTGATGGTTGATGCTCCTCTGGATTTAAAGCAAATGAATAAACATTTATACCAGCATTCATTGGAACATTAGTATGATGTTGATATGGTTGAACTACATTAAAATATTCACCTTTGCGAGTAGAGAAACGGTCATTTCCATTTAATACGAGTTTAGCATCTACAACAGGATTTGTAGCAACAGAAGTTTCTATGGCATGAGTACTACCAGCTTCACTCTTTAAACCATTGTTAAATAAAGCATCATGGTATTTATCAACATTAACAGTAGTGCCTTTAACGGCATTAATTACAGTAGTGTAATTGAACCAGTTGTTAGTGTTATTGTCGGAATTTGTTAAAAACCATATTAATTCCTTGCAAGGATGATTGAAATTAAGTTTTGGTTTTATAAGACCTGAACCAGTTATAGCTTCTTCACCATTGAATTGTAATTGTTCTATGAGATACTCATGAGATAATTGAGCAAATCGGCGGCGTTCATCAGTATCTAAATAAATGTAATCAACCCATAATGAAGCACTAAAAGTTGGACTATCACCAACACCAGTATTTGATTTGAGTTTGTCTTCATCTTCAAATTGGATATAAATAGTAACTTCGTGATATTGAAGAGCAATTAAAGGAAGAGCAAGACCAACATTGCGACAGAACCAGAATTCGAGAGGTACGTATAAAGTCTTGATATGAGTTCCAACCGCTCCTGAGTTGGTATTATTACCAGTAGTAGCACAACCATAAGCACAAACCATGTCATTAAAACCAGCACGTTTGCTTACTGGTAAGGTTAATTCGTTCCATATGTATAACCAATGAGAATAATGTTTATCAATCTTTTGTCCTCCTATTTGAATTTCAACTGAATTGATAACTCTTAAACCAAAGTATTTGCAATAATTTGGAGCAGCAGTGTTAGTTAATCTTACTTGTAAATAAACACGATTTATTAAATCGCCATTTCGTGATATTTGACAAGATACACGTTGTTTAAAATTGGGAGTTCCATTAAAAGTTTGTTCTATCGCTTCCATAGCGAAATTGGTATGACGACGATAAACAGCCTTGAAGAAAGTAATTTGGGGATTACCAGTTAAATAAACATCCTGAGCACCATAAGCAACAAGTTGAAGAAGACCACCACCCATTTATGCTATATTCTTTATACTATAATAGGAGAAAAAAAAAGTAATATTAAAATGCTTATTTAATTGGAATAAGCTAAACCGCCCATACCTGAAAGAATACGTAAAACATTATAATTCACTGCATAGACATTTACACTTACGCCAGTTACAGAAGAAGAAAAGGCAGAAGTTAAAGTTAAAGTAGTGTTATCTATACGAGACATATTTAAACTTCCAGAAGGTTGATGTTCTTCTGGTTTAAGAGCAAATGAATAAACGTTAATGCCGCAATTGGCAGGAATGTTGGTGTGATGTTGATATGGTTGAACATAACTGAAATAATTTCCTTCACGTTCAGCAAAACGGTCACTACTACCGTTTAATTGTAATAAGCATTTTTCAAATGGATTTTGGGCATCTTTATGGAAACCTGGTTCAACGTTATAAATAATCTTGCTTTCAACGCTTTCAGTTGAAACACTACCCGCAATAAGGTTACTTGTACCATCACCAGTTATTGTAGAAGCACCAATAACTGTATTACCAACAGGAGCAGTAAAATCCGCTTTCATGGTATAATTATACCATTGATTTACAGAAGTTGATTTGCTTGATTTGGCAACCCATACAAGTTCTTTGCAAGGATGATTGAAATTTATTTGAATGCGATTAGTTCCAGCGTTTAAGGGAAGGCTACCAGAGAATTGTAATTGTTCAATTAAATACTCGTGTGATAATTGAGCGAATTTACGTCGTTCGTCAGTATCAAGGAATATGTAATCAACCCAAAGATTGACGTTACTTAAATTACCTATGGTAGCATCAGTAATAGCTTCGGTATTGGTTCCATTGAGATTATAAACACAGTTGTTCTTTGATTCAAGTTCTATTTTGAGTTTTACTTCGTGATATTGAAGGGCAATTAAGGGAAGAGCAAGACCAACATTGCGACAGAACCAGAATTCAAGAGGGACATATAAAGTAGTTTTGGTAGCAGCACGAGAAGTTATATCTTGGTCAGCACCTACCATAAGTTCCCATGCACTACGTTTGCCAATAGGTAAAGATAATTCATTCCATATGTATAACCAGTCAGAATAATGTTTATCTATGGATTGACCACCTATAGTAATTTCAACATTTTTTATTAACTTTAAACCAAGATAATTAACATATTTATTAGCATCAGTTGCCAATTTAGGGACATCTACTTGTAAATAAACACGATTGATTAAATCACCATTGCGTGATATTTGGCAAATAATGGTTTCACCATAAG